GGCGAGGTAGCTCAGTTGGTTAGAGCGTTGGATTCATAACCCAAAGGTCACGGGTTCAAATCCCGTCTTCGCTACAAAACGTAAAATACTGAAAAAGAGTGTGTTGTATTCCGCAAACACTCTTTTTTTATGCCTAAAATTCTGCATATTTTAAGAACCGAATACGCTAGCGAATACGCTACCGAATACGCTATGAGCAACAGAGGTCAGTGGTCTAAACCCAAAATATACGACGCTGGAGGGGATATTACCAAGCGTTGGTACGTCTATTTTTCCTACCGTGATCCACAAACAGGAAAGATGGTAAGACAAAACCCCATATACCTTGGGGTAAACAAAGCCTTCAAAACACTCGCCGAACGATATGCCAATATAAAGAAGGTGCGTGCTATCCTGGAACAAAAACTCATCAATGGATACAATCCTTATAAGGACAAATATTCAGAAAACAAAAACATCTCCATCCACGACGCTTTTGCCCGCGCCTTAGAGAACGCCAAGGCAACCATGAAAGAAAGCTCTTTCAAGAACCACCAATACCGTATCCATACCTTTGAGAAATGGCTCGAACAAAACAATTTCACTGGGCGAGCTGTCACTGCCATTACCAAAAAAACCGCTACCAATTTCCTTAATGCTATCCTGCTGAAGACAAGCCCCAAGAACCGCAATAATACCCGCGCTTCGCTCTCTATCCTATTCAAGTTCTTGGAGGATAACCAATATATTACCAACAACTTTATCACCTCCATACCTGTCCTCAAGGCCAATCCACACCGCAATAAAACCTATACCCAAACCCAAGAAGACACCATTTTTGAGTATATAGAACAAAATGACCCGCTCCTATTGCGCTTCATCAAGTTCATCAGCTATAACTTCCTCCGACCTATCGAGGTCTGCCGCCTACAAGTCAAAGACATAGACTTAGAAGGCAAGCGCCTAATGGTCGAAGCCAAGAACCAAGCACGAAAAACCAAAATCATTCCCGAAATACTCCTCACAGAACTCCTATACCTCAAGGGTGCCAACCCCAACCATTTCCTTTTTGCCCCCGAGGGCTTAGGCCCTTGGGACACCTCCGAAATGAACAAAAGAGATTACTGGAGCAAAAGATTCAAAAAAGTCAAAGAACATTTTTCCCTTGGGGAGGACTACGGACTCTACTCCTTCCGACATACCTTTATTACCAAGCTATACCGCAAGCTCCGTGAGCAGTACCCACCCTTTGAGACCAAGAGCCGTCTGATGCTCATCACAGGACATACGACCATTACGGCCCTAGACAAGTACCTCCGAGACATCGACGCCGAACTCCCCGAAGACTACTCCCAACTCATTAGTGGTTAGTGGTTAGTGATTAGCAACTGACAACTAACAACTAAGAACTAAGAACTAAGAACTAAGAACTAACAACTGACAACTAACAACTAATTATTGTACTCCTCGTAAAATTCCTCGATCTCCTCTAAGTACTTCTGTGTGATAAACGACAGCGACAGCATCCGAGAGCACACGAACCTAACCAACTTCTTTTCCTCCTGGTCAAAATAGGAAGAATCCTCCAACATATCTGGAAAGCTGAACAGCCTTTCCTGTATATCCTCCGATTCGGCAATCTTGTTAGCCACTTCACAGAGCCAGCCTGAGAGCTTTATCCCCAGCGGCTCATTTAGCGGACGAGGTAGTTTGTTATCTTGTCTCATAGCACTGCCCTCCTTTCTTTTTGGGTTTGAGTTTGGTAAGCAAAATAAGACACATAAGCATGTATCACAGCAAGGGGTAACGAAGAATTAGAAGTCGTCCCCGCAGAAGTGGAGACATGCCACTGCCCTTCACGATAGGCAAGCAAGCAGTTACAAGAGGTATCCTTAAGCAGAGAGCGGAAACACTCCTGAGCCACGACATCCACCACAATAGGATCGTCCGCAGGTTCATAATCATTGAGGCTTTTCTTGCAGCCCGAAACACTTTGAAGAAATAGCCGATCCGTGCGACCAGCTCCCCACGATATAGCCTTGGCTACATGGTGAGAGGTTGTTTTTTCGTTGAACATAATGAATAAAAAAAGGAATCCGTGGGTGGGTGCTGTTCAACTAAAAGCTATATTGCTATTATGTATAGTATTACTACTATACGACACCTCCACGGATATATTGTTATAAATATGTGTTTGCAATAAACAAGTATTGCCTTTAGTTGAACGCTGCAAAGGTACAACTTTTTTCTATATACACATACCTTTCAAAAGTTATTTTTTTGTTAATCTTCGTTTTCCTTATTTTGTTCTATTCTTCCTTGTATAGTAGCGAGAGGAATTATACCTATAATAGAGAGAATAACAGAGGGATAAAAAAGAAAATCAGGGTTCTCCATATCTAAAAGATATCTAATAAACATAAAAAGGAGACCTACTATCCCTATTACCCCCAACAAACAGCCAACAGAACCAAAAGTAGCCGATTTCTCATCTTCTTCAAGAGTATATCCATCACTAAGGATCAATTCTTTTTCTTCATCTAACAAAGTTTTTCCGTCGTCTCCAATCACCTCTACCCCTTCTATCAGCAAGGATTTATCTTTTAGATAATTAGTTTTCATTATATATTTTTTCTTTGTTAAGAATATATCTATTGTACAACGAGATTCACTAACTTTTTTTATACGAGCTTCTACTGCATAATCTTCATTTCGCAGGTAATTTATGATTTTCGAAGAGTTCTCTTTATTGAGTTCCCCAATTTTTATAGCACCAACTTTATATACCTCAACAATCTCATTGGAAATTTTTAGAAAAAGAAGTTCATATTCGTCCAAATCTTCAAGTCCTTCCTTATTTAATTTGGTCAAAAAACAAGTGATTTCAGGATCTTGATCTTCTCCTACGAGACTCCAAAAAATATATTTGTCATAATTGGTAATATAATCTCCTAAAAAAACAGGAACAGGCGCTACAAAATCCTTATCCTTCTTGAATACCTCTATAATAACAACCACAGCAAGCTTTATACTTTCCTTTATGTAATGCTTTTTGAGTGATGTTCTTATATAGAATTTATCAGGATCTTTTAAATATGGTAATAGCACTTCTCCATCTTCAGAAAATAATTCTCCTATTATTCCTAAATTACTTTTTACCAAAATTTCATCATACCCGTTAGAATTTACCGAATGTTCCAAATACAAGGGCTGACCTGGATACAATTTTTCTATGAAAGTTTGATACTTATCATATCCTTTTAAAGTTACATCTAGAATGGTTTCTACTTCCATGATCTATATTTATTTAGAGTTATTTTTATTAATTTTGAAGCAGTTATGTAATGCTTATCAACAATGACATAATCCGTCATAAAAGTACGACTTTTTTAAAAACTATAAAATATTTTTTTTATTTTTTTATACCATAATATAATAGGTATCAATCGTGCATTGTCTTTTTAGACAATAGTAGCCACCTGCAAGCAAAGGGACAACTTTGGAAAATTATTTTTTCACCCTCTAACCACTAACAACTAACAACTAATCACTAACCACTAACAACTAATCACTAACCACTAACAACTAATCACTAACCACTAACCACTAACCACTAAAGAAGCCCCCATTGCTGAGGGCTTCAGTTGTTAAATTAAATTCAGTCAATGACTACTGAATGCTGTTTGCGGCGCGGCGAATACGTTCGGATATATCCAGCAACGCCCCTTGTAGTTGTATCTTTTCGGCTTCACTAAAGCCTCCCTCCCCACCATTGCCATCGCGACCATGGAGCTTGTTGTATATCCAAGAGGAAGACTTCCCAAAATAATCGTGTGCGATTTGTCGCCAAGAGACATCTATTGAGATGTCGTCCAATTGTTGCATCATCGTGATGCGTTCCTGTTTTTGTACTGTTATTGCCATAGTATGAATATTTGTTGAAAGTAAGCCCCCCGCGGGGGGCTTGTTGTTAGTCTCTGTCGAGTAGGTCGCCCAAAAGCTCCTGAATGTAACGAACGAGTGATCTTGATCCGTTGGGGTAAGCCTTTTTGTAATTGCGAATAGCTTGTATAAGCTCCCACTCTTTGTCTGTAAGCTCGTGGCTTTCTGTTTCTTGTTCTGTCATAAACTATCATTTAATTTAACACTGCAAAGATACTGCGAATATTCGCAATATCCAAACTTTTCCTCAAGTTTTTTTACTGCCAAATGTGTTAAAGTTTCCCTCCCCCCACTAACCACTAACACGTCAAGAACGTATCCTCCCAGTCTGCGGGATTGACTACCAGCGGCGCCTTGGTCTTAAAATGCACCTCCACATCTACCCCGTACAAGTGTGCTTGTGGCTCCTCTATGGGGAAAATACGCGTCAAGTCTTTCTCAAAGGCACCATATAGGAAATGATCCCGCTGGTGACTATCCCATCGGATACGCGCCAAGAGCTGCAAGGCGATACGCTCCGCTTGGTCTATCTTCTCCTGCTGCCCCTCAAAATCATCGTGCGGCGCATCGGCAAAGACGATACTAAAGACGAGCTTCCGACGCCCCAAGGTGTTCAACTCGCCCCCGTCCAAGCCCAATTCATAATCATAGATCGCCAAGAATGGAGAAGCGATCCCCGCAAAGCTACTTTGCTTTTCTATAATCTCACGGGAGAAATACCCCACATGCTCCTGTATCATCACATGCTTATCGGCCAAGTGATGAAAATAATCCTTCAACTGCTTATACATCGTTTTTTTTTTATTTTTCCTCTTTTTGCTCAAAACCCCGATTTTTTTTTCCTACAAATCCTACAAAACCTACAAAAAACATAAGTTACTGAAAATCAAGATAAATATTTTTCCAAAGGGGTTTTTTAGCGTTAATTTCCCTTAAATTCTTGTAGGAAAACCGCATTTCATTTTCCTACACTTTCCTACAACTTCCTCATTTTCCTACATTTCCTACGCCTTTTCCTACGCTTTTTTAGGTTTAAATAATTGATATTTAGTCACCTAACTCTTTGTAGGAAATGTAGGAAAAAAAAACAGCACTTTTTAGCGCAAAAGTGTATTTTTCAAAAAAAAAATTGCACTCGTCACTAATCACTAACCACTAATCACTAACCACTAAAAATAAAGTCCCGACTTCTTAGCCACAGGCTCCCTAAGCACCAGCGGCTCTCCTTGGTAACAGGGGAACAGCCCAGGGTGTGCCTTTATATATTGTAGGAGCAAGTCCTTATATCCCTGCGCCCGCTCAAGGAATCCCTCCTTAAGGGCTTTTAGCTGGGTGTCGCTCAGCAGCATGGACTTCTGCCAAGGCAGCTGCTCCCATTGCAGTACGATTCCCGAAGTGGTATAGGTAAGCCCCTGCATGAAGACAGCATCGGCCAAGGTGTAGTAGCCCACGATCTTTTTCAGCAGCGCAAGCGCCGTCTCATCCCCGCGTATATCTGAGAGCACACAGGGCGACAGCTGCGGGGCTATGTACAACTCCCATATATCCCGCATCAGGGGCAACAGCCGCAGGAAGATCTCGTACGAATCCCCTATCGAATACAGCGCCGACAGCTCCCGCGGACTACCAAAAAGCGACCCAGCCACCTCACGGGCAAAGGGCAACTCGGCCCCAAGGGAACTCGTGGAGAGGAGCGCCACAGCACCATTCAGAGCATGATCCCCTATGCGTACCGCGTTCAGCCCATAGTCTCGCACATCCCACCAGGGCGAGCGCTCCATCTTATTATCTTGGTACGCGTTGGCGCCCGTACTGGACAGGTGCATTTTGACAAAGGGAATACTATAAGCAATGGCATAGTTGGCCACAGCCTTTTTCACCCCCTCGTATATCTCCGCTTTGCGTGGCATAACAAAAGAATCATCCGAGAGCTTCTCCCAGATCACTTCCCCTACCATCGGACGAACCCGCTCACTAATGGCTGTATCTATGTACGGCCTAAGGATCTGTATATCCAAATACTTGGACACATGGATATACGCCTTAATCTCTTCAATTCGTTCAAACATATTCTTTTTTTCCTACAAATATAAAAGCCCTTCCCCTTGCGGGAAAGGACTTGTTTTTGTTGTAATCGTTTTTTTATGAGAGTAATAGAGAAGCCAACCACCAGCCTAAAGCTGAAAAGAAAATCATTCTCAAAATTCCCCATAATGAATTCCTTTTTTCTTGTTCTTTCTTTTCCAATAAACTGAAAATGGTAGCAAATGTACTTAATACGCCGACCAAAGGAAGGGATAACGGAAGGTATGATAACAATATTTTCCAAATAGGTGTTCCTTCAGTTGCTCTAAGCCAAGGATATGAAAAATAAAAAAGGTAAGAGGCCAAAATAGCGGTAATAATTATTTTTCTATAGATATTTGTGTAATCTTTCTTTTCCTTGTACTTATACCTGATATTCATATCCACTACATTTCCAAAAGGAACGACAAATACATCACTAAGGATCCTTTTAAAATCTTTTTGTGTATGGCTATATCGTTCAGCTTTTTCCAAGTACAAGTATTCCAAATCTCCTGTGGTAGCATTTATTTGGTAATCTTTTAGTACTCCTTGTATCATTTTCTGCTTCCCATCCTCCTGCTGAGTTGTCAAGGTTACATCTACCCAAGGAAAAAGCACTTTCTTTTTGCTCTTAGGAACCTCTCCTTGAAAAATATAATGCCATTGATTGGAATAGCGAAATGCCTCTATTCTTATATCTATCCCAAACAATCGCACAAATTTGTGTAGAATAAAACCAAGAAGTCCTGCTACAATAATTGAAAATAGAATATAGCCTAATATAAAGAAAAGTAAGATCCTACCTTTCTCTATATCTATATCTGCAAAAGAAAAATTTCTATTTCTTCCTCCTAGAATATCATCTTTTATGATATCATTTTCTAACAACTTTATTTGAAGTATAGGAAGTATATAACTAATAAGTAGTAGTGTTATCACTTGTGAAAAAATTCCCCAAAAGATACTAGTTACTATACGTTCACTCCATTCACCTTTTACAAATTGTTTAGTAAATTTTGACCAATAGTAAAACCTCCTAAATATAAGACCAGGAAATAATACTATGACTATAAGAAGAATTGAACTTACGGCGACTTCAGGTAACATAAGATTCTATATCAATACGGTCATACTACCATCTGAAAAGTGTAATTCTTTTCTTATAAGTTGTACAGAACCTTTTTGCTTTCTCTCTTGATCTGCTTCTTTCAATGCCTTAAAAAAGATTTCACTTTTTTTAGGATCTGAGAGTATTTCTCTCCCTTCTGGACTGATTAGAGAATCTTCATCTGTAAAAAGTATATCTATCATTCTTTTAAATGGAGCCCACAATAGTTTAGTTGTTTCTCCTATTAACTTGAAGATCTCTTTTATATTAAAGATCTCTTTCATATGAGTAGTCATTTTGATTAACGCTGCAAAGATACAACTTTTTTTTAAATCGTGTGACATTTGCCACACGATTTTATACTGTCAAAATGAAACACAAAATACAGGTACAAAAAACAGGTACAAAATGACATATATTTTTACCCCCCTAATTTACGATTACCTGTTGCCCGTTGGGGTTCTTGTCCAAGGTCGTAAGGTTTATATTTGGGAAATTGCCGTATAGCGTATCGTCCCAGCCGTTCCAGTCTCTTATCCGCTCGAATATCTCCAAGGTACGCAAACGCTTAATCGGCATACGAGTGGAGAGGATCGTATAGGCTTCCCGCTTGTCCGAGCCGCTCCCGCTCAGGTTCTTGCCTCCTGGGATACCCGCCCCGAGCAAACAAGGATCTACCCCCATCGGGAATAGTATCTCCGAGTTCCCCGCACTGGCATCGGGTAGGAAGTTGCCGTCCTTGATTTTGTCATCTATCGGCACCACTTCTATACCGCGTATGAGGTTCCCAGAGCTGTCACGAAAGAAAGGCGATAGAAAGGAGCGACCCGCTGCCTTGTTCCCGCTCATGTGCTCGTCTATCGCCTTTATGGTCTTCTGCCGCTCTTGCTCCTTCTGCACATCGCTCATCTCCTGCCACTCATTGCGGCCAAACTTATGAGAGAAAAAATCATCGGCCACATAGATAACAAATTTCAAGTTCAGTTGGTTCTCAAACATGTACTTCTTGAACGTCGGCACCGAGAGCACCACATCCACCCAGCCATTGGCAAAGGAGCTATGCCATTTCACCTTGGGGTAATTCTTCTCCGTGGTAAGGGTACGCATCACTGGCACGATGAATTTGTCTACCTTCTTCTCCTTGCAGTATGCCTTAAGGCTCTCCACCGAATGTATATCCGAGTAAAAGGGCACTTCCTCCGTTAGCTCCTCGTCCAGTGTGCCACCCCACGAGGTATTAATATACACCTTATCCACATAGCCCTTTTCCTTGGGAACACCCAATCTGCAATGAGCCGCTTGCTGCCTCTTTATGGATACGATCTTGTCCCTATTGGGCGAAAGCAAATACTCCACAAAGGCAATTCCGTAGGTTTCAAAATCTTCCACGATCTCGGACATGGTAATATCCCAGCGACAAGCCTTAAAGAACTGGTTCAGCTCAGGGAAAGAGTTACGTGCGCGTTCCTTAGTTACGATTCCTTCTTCTGTTTCCACATCCTGATAAAGGCGGAATCCCAACCCATAATGAGCCGAGATCAGCACCTCCAACCCTCCTATGGCTGCCCCTGTCTTATTGAGCTTTTCAGTCAGCTGCTGCGGATAGAGGTTATCATCCCCCCACACGGAGTACTTATCCGTATCGGATAAGTCTTTTTTAGCCTTGGGTGCTGTAAGCCCTTTCTTATTATCAAAGAGCACAGCCGCCCCACTCTTAGAGAGTATATACAAATCGTTATC